ATATTTTTTGGGATAAATTCCCATATGTGAGAAAATCAAAACAAGAAAGGAAATATGAAAAAATATAAAACATACAACCCACCGGGAAGTGAACAAAGAACAAGAGAAGTAAAAACTTTTAATTTAAAAGTAATTTGGGATGATGAAGATGGATCTTTAATTAGATGTGAAATTCCTAAAGAAGTAATGAAATGGGATTGGATTGAAGCCGCCGATTTTTTTACGCACTTACAAGGCTGGGCTCATACTCAAGTCGAAGCAATTTATTATCAATTAGATAAAAAAACAAAAACCCCTTTTTCAGATGCAGTAGCTTCAAAAAAAATAGATACTCTCTATGAGCTTAAAGTCAATAAAGCGGGATATGGACAGGAAGGACAACCATAATGGCAGACCCAAGTAAATTTAAATCACTATCTGTTCCTCGCGAAGACTGGGAAAAGTTAGGTGTACTTGCAACTAAAACAAATAGGACAAGATCTAAAATGATTGGAAGATTGATTAGATTTTTTTTAGATAACAAAGGTGGTAAAGCGAATGGCAAAGCAAAAGATTAAAGTCATATGTGATCATTGCAAAGGCAATGGTTATTTAAGAGAGAGCAATGGTTCTTATACCGAAGTACATCAATGCCCTACTTGTAATTCACAAGGTGAGGTAGTGGCAGAATTATATGAACAATTAATTAATGATGGAGTTGTCAACAAAGATGCAACCGTTAGACAATTAAAAGATTTATTAGTTGAGACTGTTAATACTATTCCTAAAGGCGCAACCGGAAAAGAAATTGCTGAAATATTAGAAGGTGATAAGAAAGTCACGCTTCAATGAATGATATGTTGAACGATACAGACGTTGCTTATATCGCAGGATTATTTGACGGGGAAGGATCTATTCATATCAGACGTGGTGTTGAGAAAAAGAAAAAACATAATAACAAACCAGGTTATAGGTTATCTAATTCAATGAGACTATCGATGGAAATCACTATGACTGATCGTAGTGTATTGATCTGGCTACACGAAGTGTTGGGTGTTGGAACTCTAACTCCTAAAACAGTTAAGGGTAAACGTGTAGATGGAACACCATATCTTAAACAATATCGTTGGCGTTGTACGTTCCGCGATGCGTTTAAAGTTTGTTGTCTATTGTTTCCTTACGCGCATACCAAACTCGGTAAGATACAACAGGTCATCGAACACTATACTAGTATTCCTAAAGAAGTGGTTAAAGATAATGTGGTTGACTTTGAACACTATAAAATGTGGATTAAAAATTGATGTTAAAAATTTTTTTTGTAATGTTAATATTATTAACCGGGTGTGTTAAGGATTATGATTTTAATCCTTATACTACTGTAATGAGGTATATTGTAAATGAAAAGGAATAATAAATTTATTTATCCGAAAACGGTACGTGAAGCGATTGAAGGTAAACGTCATTATAATATTAATGATAAAGAAAAACTACCATCGGTGACTACGATATTGTCAGCGACGGAGTCGGAAGAGAAGCGCGAATCGTTGCAAAGGTGGCGTGATCGGATGGGAGAGGAGAACGCGACGCGGATCGTGGATGAATCTGCTGCTAGAGGTACAGCTATGCACAAGATTCTTGAGATGTATATCCTGGAAAAAGGTTATTTGGATGAGACAAACGTTGGAAAACAGGCCCATAATATGGCTATAAGGGTCATAGAGCAGGGTCTATGCAATGTTCCGGAGTACTACGGCACAGAATGTACTTTGTATTATCCTGGGTTATATGCGGGCCAAACTGATTTAGTTGGGGTGCACAAGGGTCAGGATGCAATCATTGATTTTAAACAAACGAACAAACCAAAAAGAAGGGAATGGATTGAAGACTATTGTTTGCAGTTAGCAGCTTATGCAATGGCTCACAATTTCATTTATAAAACAGAGATTACCAAAGGTGTGGTGATGATGTGTAGTAAAGATAATTACTACCAGGAATTTGTTATCGAAGGTAAGGAATTCCAAAAATATAAACATAACTTTTTGAGGAGGGTTGATGAATACTATGAAAAAAGAAACAGCAATGTTGGACAAGATAGCTAACGCTTACTACAAAGCTGAAAGCAAAGAGATGAAAGCGATGTGGAAGGAAAAGTGGTATCAAGGTGTCAAGAATGTGGCAAGGAGATATGAGCAGATGTATCCAAAAATTACATACGATAGGTTAAATTAATGAGTTTAAGATTAAGAGATTTACAACAGATACTAGGTAAGTTTACCAATGGCAACAAAGGTACAGCTATATCAGATTGTTTTATCTATATGGAAAACGATCAAGGTGGTCTTAATGAGATTGGTAAAATAGAATTACAGGAAAGTAGATTAATAGGTAAGGTAAACAGTTCTTCTGCGTGGCGTGTAGTGTTGAAGAAGGACCCAAGATCGGTTTATTTACAGTCTACTACGTACCGTAAATGATTTCCTCGAGGAGCGGGGTGGAAGCGAGAGTGGAAGCCCTGTAAAATTATGAAAAAAGTAATAATACAAAGCAAAGATATATCACCAAAGCAGTGGTCAAACTTTATTTTAGAGCTAAATCTAATAAGAAAGTCTTGGAAACCCTATGCAACACTAGAGCTTCAGGGTGCTGGTGTTAAAAAAATAGTGAAAAATGGTACAAAAGCATACAAACTTTAGAATCATTCTAAACTGTGCCACACATAAGGGGAATTTTAGGGCAAATTTTTTTTTCAGTGATAAGAAAAAACCTCTGGCACAGTTGGCACACCCCTATTTTGGCTTAAAAGTGTTGGTATTAGCGAATAATAGTGTGCCAAGGGCTTTGGCACAGCTTGGCACAAATGGCGTATTTACTAGCTTTTTTGCACTTTTGGTCTGGCACAGTCAAATAAGCATTGGTATTCAACACTTTTTTAAAATGTACTCGGCGCGCGAGGGAATTTTTGGTTTTGGTAAAAACAATTTTGCCTAAAAATTCCCCTATAGTATAAGGAAATTATGAAAAGACTCAAAAAATCTAAATACAAATCTGTTGTCATCAAGAAGAAAAGATATTACTTCTACAAAATCACGTGGTTGGATATCACGGGAGATTCCGGGCACGCAGATTTACATACAGCAGAAGGTTTTATGCCATCTGAAATGATAACTCACGCATACTTGCTTAACAAAGATAAAAAGAATGTTAGAACCTTTGCAAGTTATGAAGCTAACGATGAATTATTTTCAGATAGGAATGTATTTCCAAGAGGATGTATAGTAAAAATGGAAAAGATAAATGAAAAATAAAAAGTTTAGTTATGATGGTAGATCAAGACCATCCAATGATACGTACAAAAAAGAGTTTAATAGAATCTTTAATCCTACGTTGACAAAGAATATGCCTAATGTAAAATGGGATCAACTTCCACCAAGGAAAGGGCCAGACTCAAATGGAATACAAACCAGTTATAAACAAGTGGGCACTAGTAAAAAAGTTTCCAAGAAAATTATATAATAAAATTATTTCTGAATTGAATCACTATCAAGGTTTGATTCTTTTATTGATTCTTTTATCTCTTCTTCTGGGGTAATATTAATTAAAGTTTTGTGATCATCTAAAATTTGTTTCATTTTAGATTCTAATTCTTTTTCTGACATATTATCTAGATTGCCTGATAAGACTAACTTCTGATCTACATACAAACCACCTGCTTTACCTCTAGCTATCTCCGCATTAATTGCAGCAGACCAAGCACCTTTAGCTCGTGCATCTTCTCGTAGCTTTGCTAGTTCCCCTAGATGTTTTTCAAATGTGATGCCGTATTTTTCTTGTATTTCTGCTCGTAACTCACCAATGTATTTAACAACCAATGGTGATAATTTTGGATTTCGTAGCTCGCTCGCAGCCTGTCTAGGTCTTGTCTTGTATCCTGCTTCATAAGCACACTCGCTCGGGCTCTTGCGCCCCTCGTTGAATACAAGCAATTCCGCGAATTTTTGTTGTCGTTCTGTTAGATTTTTTGGTAGTCC